GCTGATGGCATCGCCAAGCGCCTTGAGGGCAGGCGTCACGCTTTCGTTGATGGTCAGAACCGCCGCCTGAATATCGACTATCAGATTGCCCGCCGTCGTGACGATGGCCTGCACGAACTGGGTAAACGCTGGCGTTGCCAGCCCCTCACTCGTCAACGCCGATGACAGCGTGCGGTTGCCGTCGATGTAGCCCTGCACAATCGTCAGCACGCCACCCATGACGCCCGCCAAGCCACTAACCGCATCGCCCAGCGTCTTGAGGCGGTCCACCAGAGCGCCGTCAATCACCAGCACGGCGGCCTGAATATCAACAATCAGGTTGCCCGCCGTGTTGATGGCGTCTTGCACAAACTGGGTAAACTCCGGCGTCGCCAGCCCTTCGCTCGTCAGCACTGACCCAAACAGCCGGGTATTGTCTAGATAGCTCTTGGCAATGGCGACGACCTGGGTCACGACGCCGCTAAGGGCTGACAGCGCCTCGCCCAGGTTCTCCAGGCCGGGCGTCGCTTGGGTGTTGACCGTAACCGCCACATCGTCGGCGGCGCTGGCAATCATGTTGCCCCACTCGACAAGGTAGGAGACAAGGGTAGCAATCCACCTGCGCGCCGCCGACGAGCCGAGCGCGCCGAGGAAGGCGGGCTTGTTGACATCCTCCAGGAACGTCTTGACGATACCGATGGTCGAATCGTAGACGCCCCGGACTGCTGACAGCAGCGCGCCTAACTTCTCTAGCCCCGGCGTCGCCTGGGTGTTGGCCGTGACTTGCACCTGCGCCGCTGCCGCCGCGATCTGATTGCCCCACTGGACAATCAGGACGGTCAGGTCCACAATCCAGGCTCGCGCCGCCACGCTCCCCAGCGCACCGAGGAAGCGCCGGTTGTTCACGTCGTCGAGGAAGGTAGTCACGATGCCGATGGTCGTTGAGTAGACACCGCTGACCGCTTGAAGAAGGTCGCCCAGCTTGACGAGGCCCGGCGTTGCCCGTGCGTCGAATGTCAGCCGCGCCTCATCTACGGCATCGACGATCTGGTTGCCCCACTGGACGATAAGTTGCACCAGATCGGCAATCCAGTTACGGGCCGCCACCGAACCGAGCGCGCCCAGGAAGGCCGGATTATTCACGTCATCCAGAAACGCCTTGACGATGCCGATAGTCGCTGTGTAGGCGGCGCTGGCTCGCTGCAACATATCGCCCAGGCTCTGCAACGCGGCGATGACCTGCTCGCTGTAGGTGACACGGACGGCCCCCGCTCGCTGAGCCACGCCGCGCCCGAAGTCGAGAATGGCATCAAAGATGGCGTCGAGCTGCGCCCGTCCCTCGCGGATACGGGCCACCGCCGCCGCACCTGTCTCGCTGCTGACGAGGGCGATGGTATCCACGACGCCCTTAATGGCCGTGACAATCTTGCCGATGGCGTCACTCATCGTGTTGATGCGCTCTTCGTCGTTACTGCCCGGCTCCACGCCCATGCCCGGCGCGCCCATGATTTGCGTCAGCATCCGCATGGCGGCCGCCAGGTCCTGCACGGCCTGGACGTTGAGGCTGGCTGCGTCGAGGCTGCCCGCCGCCGCGCCGAAGGTCCGCAGGGTATCCGTCGCCTGCGGTGTCACGTCGGCCAGGCCCATGAACGTCTGCTCGATGGGTGACGGAGAATGGCGCTGTAGCCACTCAGGGAGCGACAGGCCGGATAGCGCTTGCTTGAACTCGTTGAGCCGGTCGTTGACCCAGCCAATCGGCCCGCGCAGGTTTTCGAAGGTAGTGACGAGGCCAGAGAGGAGCCTGTTGAGCGTTCCGGCCAGGAAGTCGGCCACCACCTTGAACGCCGGTTGAAGCTTCTCCCACACGGCCAAGAGCACCTCGACGGCCTTCATCAGAGCCACGCCGACAATCTCGGCTAGGGTCTTGAGCAGGGGGAGTAGCGGGTCTTTGATGAACGACCAGACCGCCTCGAGGGCGGGCTTGAGCTTGGTATTCCAGAAGTCGGTCAGCGTGGCGATGGCGCTGGGCAGGTTGGTCGCCAGCCAGTCGCGCAATTGGAGCAGGATGGGGATGACATTGGCCTGGACGAAGGCCCAGACGTTTTGCAGGGCAGGGATGAGCGTACCGCTGATGAAGCCCGCCAGCGCGTCGATAGCCCCCGGCAGATTGGCCGCGAGCCAATCGCCGAGTTGCTTTAGCATCGGGACGAGGGTGTCGCGCATGAAGCCCGACAGCCACTCGAAGGCCGCGCCCAGGACGGTCGTCACGACTTCGCCTAGTTTGGCGATGGCCGCCTGAATAGCCGGGATGTACGGCTCGATAGCTGTGAAGACGGCGACGGCGACTTGACGTAACACGGCGAAGGCCGTTGACAGGGTATCGCTCACCGCAGCCGCCAGGGTTGCCACCTTCGGCGCGAGATTCTCGACGGCCGTGGCGACGACCTGGAACACCGTGATGGCGATAGGCTGCAAGATGCGGAACGCACCGACGAGAACCGTGCCGACCGTATCGTACAATGAGGACAGGACGTTCATCACGTCGCCCACGAGACCGGGCAGAATGGCAAACACGGCATTGGCGATGCGCCCGAAATTGGCGAAGGCCGAGACTAGGAGACTAGAGACGATAGACGCCAACTCCTGTCCCCGCGCCATCGCCGTATCGAGGATGCCGGGCAGCCAGGTCAAAGCCACCTGAGCCGACGACTTGAACGCGGCGAAGGCATTGGCAAGGGTATCGCCGACGATACTCTTAATCGTCTCGAATGTGCCAGCGGCAATACCGGCGATGTTGGCGGCGTACAGGAGCGCCTTGCCGAACTCGCTTGTCGATGCCTGCGCCACGGACATCACGGCGGCAACGGGGCCGAAGGAGTCGGACAGACCGACCACCGCCTCCATCATGGCCTCGGCCGGCTCGGCTCCGTCGAATATCGCCTTGAGCGCCGGGGCGAGAATGGAGGCGGTGTTGCGCATATCAACCATCGCGCTACCGATACCTTGCCACAAGTCCACGATAGCCGGGGGCAGGTTGAGTTTCTCGGCGATGCCCGCCAGCACATCGCCCGCCTCACCGCCAGACATCAAAGCGTCAAACGCACCCTTTAGGTCGCCCACGACACCGATAAGCCCTTGCACTGCGCCCACGGCGACGCTGACGCCTTGCGCCAGTCCTTGCCCGATGCCGGTGATGGCCCCCTTGACGGTATCGCTACCCAGGAATTGCAGCAGGCTGCTCAGGTTTTCTTTCAGCGCGTCGAAGATGGGTGCGCCCATCGTCAGCATCGCCTGTCCAACCCAATCCTGAAGGTTGGACATCATGCCCTCGAAGGTGGCAGACTGGGCGTCCATCATGCCGCCGAACTTCTGCTTCATGGAGGCCAGGAGGACCGTCATCGACTCGTCAAGCGGGCTAATCAACTGGCCTGAGCCGGAGAACTCAAGGCCCATCTGCTTGAGTTGGTCGCGGGTAACAATGCCTAGTTCCTGCATCCGGGCGATAGCCTCGCCCGTCGCGCCGCTGGCGAACTTGCCGAGGTAGGTACTGATTTCCTCGAAGGATGCGCCCGTCCCTGCCGCCACGTCGCCCGCAACGGTGCGAATCTCCTTGCCCGACATGCCGAACCGCTGGGCGGTGTCTTCGGCGTGGAGGCCGAAGGCTTGCAGAATTTTATCGGCGCGCACGACTTCCGGCAGTTCAAACGGCGTCTTGGCTCCAAAGTCGGCCAGTTCCGCTAGACGGTCCTTTGCCGCCTCGCTAGACTTGAGCAGCACGCCGAACTGTGTTTGATACCGCTCAAACTCAGCATTGCCGCTCACCATGCCACTGACCAGGCCACCGACCGCGCCCGTGACCGCGCCGATGCCCTGCGCCAGCAGGAAGCCGCCCGCCATCGAGAAAACGCCGGACAACGCGCTGCCGAGGCCGCCCGCCTTCTGCTGCGTGTCCTCCATCGACTTCTGGACGTGACCTAGCCCCTGGTCAAATCCGGTTGTGTCCGCGCCAATCTTGGCGTACAGGTCCGCGATCTGCGTGCCCATCTAGCGCCCCCGTTTCGCTTCCCGTCGCGCCTTCTCTTGCGCCTTGTTCTCCGCCCACGTCTCGGCGTTACGCGCCTCTAGCACGCGCAACTCCCACCACAGGCGCGGCTCGTCGTACAGCTCGAACACGGAGATATGGGCGCGGTCGGCTATCAATAGCCGCGTGTACCATTCCGGAGCCGCGCCCATCCTCCCGCCGCTATCGAGCCAGCGCGTCAGTAGCCGCGTCTCAGCTTTTGGACGGGGCAATGTCGGCAAACACCGCCTCGCTGATGGCCTTGACGAGCGCCAGCGGCATGGCCTCTAGCGTCTCGACGGTGACGGGGACTTGCTCGTCGCCGTCGAACAACTCCCACTCGACGATGATGCGCGCCAGGTAGCGCGCGATGTCCGTCTGCTCGCCCGCGTCGGTCAGTTGACGCAGGTCGGCCAGGCTCAGGCCCTCGATGTTGTACGTGACGGCGAAGACCTCGCCCTCGACGGTGACGCGCACCGTGCGCCGGGCCTGGGTCGCGGCCGCCTTCTTGACGATGCTCAGTTGCATGGTCTTGCTTCCTTTGTGTCCTACAGTGACGTTACGGAATTAATTACATGGAGGCGCTCCGCATACGTCAGGTTGCTGTCGTACATGATCTCGCCGCTGTACTCCACGGCGTACACGCCGTCGCGGTCGGTGAGGGCGTTGGGTTGGTTGAGGCGCAGCGCGAAGTCGTGCTGGAACTTGTAGCGGATAGTTCCCGCCTCGATGGTCCCGCCCTGCGCCAGGACGCGCATGAAGAGCGTGGTCCCGCCGCGCAGGTGGCCCAGGTAGTTGATGCCGCTGCTATCCGCCTCCACCACGAAGCGGAACGTCTTGGACGGCGCGGTGTCCACCGTCGTGGCGTAGGAGACATTCGCCGGGTTGACATCCCACACCGGGCCGTAGCGCCCCGTCGAGCTGTACTCGCCCTCGAAGAACCGTGTGATCTTGGTCGTACCCAGGTTGCCCGCCACGGCATCGGCGTAGACATCGACCTGCGCAGGCTCGACGGGGATGAGCGCCACCTCCGTCGGGCTGCTCGTCAGCGTCGCGCCCGTGGTGTACTTCTGACCCAGAATCGCGCCGCTGACCTCGAAGTTCTCGCGGCTGAAGGTGTAGCCGAAGTCGGTAAAGATGCCGCCGACGAACCGCTCGGCGATGTTGGCGTCGCCCGTCTCGAAGGTGAACGTTGCGGGCGTCCCAGCGACGGTCGGCTTCGGGTAGATGAGCCAGTAGCGGGAGTTCGTGCCGCCGCTGGGGATGACGGGCGTGCCGCCGAGGGGCTTGGTGTAGTGGCTCGATAGCGGATAGACGATCTCGGTGTACGTCATCGGGCCACTGGCCGAGGCCGTGGTCCAGTCGCGGCCCACCACGCCCACCGTCGGGTGCAGGTAGCCGCTCGGCTTGAACATGGTCACTTCAATGTTGGGGGTCGCCTCGATGGTCAGCGCCGTCAACGTCTTGTTGGCCGACGCTTGAGTCCCTATCGTACCTTCCAGGCCACACTGGTATACCTGGAAGACTGATGCACGCTCAGGCATTGTTGCTGTTCTCCTCTTCCTCTGTCTTGCGCGCCACAGCGGGCCGCAGCCCGATGTAACGCTCGATGGCGGCCACGATGGTTAGCAGGCCGCGCCGAAAAGCCAGCCAGAACAGTCGTTCCCGTTCGTCCATCTCAGCCGCTCCTCCCTGTAATCTCCACCTCGAACCCGGCGCGACGGTAGACGACACCATCTACGTCCTGCTCCTCCCGTATTTCCTCTTGTCCAATCGCCGCGTACACCTCGCCACTCGTCACGCTGACGAGTTGCTGACGGTGTAGCGCCGTGTAGGCCGCCGCCTTGTAAGGGCGCAAGTAGCTGAAGGGCTTATCTTTCGCGTGCACCTTGACGCGGTAGCGCGCCCGGCCCAGCACGTACACGCCCTCGGCCGTCAGCGTCGGCGCGACGAACGGCACGCTCTCGAAGGTGATGAGCGGGTAGACCGCGCCCGCCGGTGCGCCGCCCTCGTAGACGGCCAGGCCCGCCAAGCCTGCCGCCTGCGTCAGCTTGGTGTAGAGGAACTGCGCCGCCATGTCCTGGTCTAGCCCACCTGCCATAGTCCTATCCCTTCGTCGCCAGGCCCTTGATGGCCGCCAGGAACGCCGGTGCAACCTTGTTGACCGCACCCGTCAGCATGTAGCGGCCAGGAATGTAGCGCCCGCCGCGTGTGTGGTGGCCCAACTCGATGTAATGGGCGTACTCGGCGGTGTACCCAACGGTGGCCTCGACCGGCGTGTCCATCTCCACGAACAGGCTGTTCTTCAGGTAGCCCGTATCCACCGGCGTATTCGTGGCGCTGACGGCGGCCACGTCGTAAGCGGCTTTGCGCACGACCTCCGACACGCGACCGGGTAGGTTGCGCTGAATAGCGGGAATGTCGCTTTTGAGTACCACCTGCGTCTTGCTCACCTGGCCTCCACGAAGCGAGCGCACGCGCGGCTCTGGGCCGTCCTCGTGCGCTCGGTGGCGTCTGATATTCGATTGGCGGTTGCGCCTATTCCGTCCTCACCGCATACACCCGCCGACTAATCTCCCACGTTCGCGGCGCAACGACGGCGACGACCTCATACGTCTCGCCGTCGCTCGCTATTTGGTCCGTCGTGCGCACGTCCGTCTCAGCCGTGAACGTGATGACGTGCTGCGTCGTCGTCGTCAGCTTGCCACTCAGCAGCGCCTCCATGCCGCTCTGCGAGATAGGCGACACGCGGCACGCCGCCGTGCCTGCCGCCGGGTAGGTGATGCTCCCGCCGCCCTCGCCGTCGCTGGCCCACGTCTTACGGCTGATTGTGCCGCTGTCGGGCAGGCTCAGGTTGAGCGTATTGCGCAGGGCCGCCAACTCAGTAGCGGTCAGCATCCCACCCTCCGGCTAAGTCGCTTCGCACCATTCGCACGCTGCCTACGGCGCTCCATGACTGACGTTCGTACTCCTGCGCCTGCGTCAGCAGGCCGCGCGTCTGTTGGCTGCGGCTAAAACTCTGCCCGTCGGTGCTGAAGTCGAACTCGCGCGCCAGCCGCGTCGCCCACTGGCGCAGCAGCGCCGCCGCCGCGCCGTAGGTGTCGTAACCCCGCGCCGTCAGGTAGTACGCCGTCCCGCGCCGGTCGGTGGTAAAGGTGACGTGGCCGCGCCGATAGTCGGCGCTCCACCCTGCCGTGCCCTGCGTCGCGCCCGTGCTGTCCTGGATGGTAAAGACGGCTGTGCCGCCGTCCGTCGTCTCCAGGTTGCCACACCCAGCGTAGTAGTCGTAGTAGGCGATGGAGCCGCCCGCCACCTGGCGCACCTGGGCGTACATCGGCTCAAACACGATCTCGCGGCGGCGGGCGTCCAACTCCCTGAGCACCTGGCGGTCGGTGAACACCTGCGCCGTGCCCGCCGTGTCGCCCACCAGGTCACGCACGTCGCCGATGAGGTCGGCCATTGTGGTACGCGCCGCCGCGCTGGGCGCGTCTACCACGTACCACGAGTCGAAGGCGGTTTGCTGCACCGCGCCCGTACCCGCCCACGTCTCCACCCACAGCCCGGCCAGGCTGCACGTTGCGTCCAGGTGGTACGCGCCCGCGCTGTCACGCACGAGCGCCGCGTCCGTGCCGTAGACGTAGGCCGTGGCGCTACCCGCCGGGTTGGTGCGTGTCGCCGTCACGGTCGTCGGGTCCGTCGGCACGCCGGCCGCACTGGTGAATAGCGCCGTACCGCGCACCAAGTCGCCGCGCTGGTATTCGTTCATCCTTCACCGCCTAGAGCGCAAAAATCTTGTTGGCCCCGTTGTCCCACGTGATCGTGATGTTGCCCCCGTTGGGCGTCACGGGCAGGCCTGTCACGCCGGTGTCGATGTACATGATCAGATTGGACGTTGCCGCATTGCCCGTGTCTTTGTAGATGACGAGCGCCTCGACCGAGTTGCCCGTCACGCTGGTAAAAGTCACGTTGTCACCGTCAAACACGCCGCTGGCGATGGTCGTGTTGGCGATGGTTTGCGGCGTGCCCACGACGCCCGCGCTCACGTCGTTGTAAAAGTCGTGGGCCGCGCTATAGGTGTACGTGCCCGTATCGACCAGGGCCACCTTGATGGTATCGGTGTCCAGGTTGACGCCACCCGTCCCGATGAGTAACTCCTTGAACGTTGGATACATTGCGTTTGCCACCGTCTGCCTCCTTAATTGTCTGCGACCACGAGGCCGCCCACTCCACTCTCAGCCACCGCCACGCCCCCGCGTGCGGCGTCCCTTATCACTGCCCCACCCCGCGCCGCATCCCCCACCACCAGGGAGCCGCGCAAGGCCCCCACCGTCACCGTCGCCGCGCCGAACAGCACTGAGGACGCGATGCCCACCGGCGCCAGGTCCACCGCCCCCGGCGTGATCGTCGGCGTCCCGAAGGCGATGGCGCTGCCTATCGCCGTCGCCAGCAGGTCGTACACGCTGGCCGCTGTCGGCGTCCCGAAGGCTACCCCACTTGCCACACCTGTGGGAGCCAGGTCCACCGCCCCCGGTGTGACCGTGGCCGCGCCAAAGGTTAGCGTTGACAGGACCCCCGTCGGCTCTAGCGTCGTGTCACCTATCGCCACGGTCGGCGAGCCAAAGGCCAGCGTTGACGCCACTCCCGTGGGAGCCAGGTCTACTGCGCCAGGTGTGACCGTCGGCGTTCCGAAAGCCAGTGTCGAGGCGATGCCCGTGGGGGCCAACGTCGCTTCGCCGCCCGTGACCGTCGCCGCGCCGAAGGCCAGTGTGCTGTCTACCCCCGTGGCCGTCAGGTCATACGTCGCGCTGGCCGTGGCTGCACCAAAGGCGACCGTACTGTCCACCCCCGTGGGAGCCAGGTCATACGTCGCCGCGACCGTCGGTGTCCCGAACGCTACCGCCGACGAGACCCCCGTGGGCGTCAAATCTACTGCACCCGGCGTGACCGTGGCTGCGCCGAAGGCGACGGTACTGTCCACCCCTGTGGGCGCGAGCGTGTTGGCGGTCGTGACGGTCGGCGAGCCGAAGGCCTCTGTTGACGAGACCCCCGTCGGAGCCAGGTCGTAAGTCGCCGCGACCGTGGCTGCGCCAAAGGTGACACCACTCGCCACCCCCGTGGGAGCCAGGTCTACCGCCCCCGGTGTCACGGTCGGCGTTCCGAACGCTATTGCTGACGAGACCCCCGTCGGCGTCAAGTCGTAAGTCGCCGCCACGGTCGGAGCGCCAAAGGCCACAGTCGAGGCCACCCCGCCAGGCGTCAGGTCGTAAGTTGTACTGACCGTCGGCCCGCCGACCGCCAGCGTTGACGCGACTCCCGTCGGCGTCAACGTCTGGGTCGTGCCGAGGTTGCCGCCACTCCAATCATCGACACGCGTCGAGCCGTTGTGGTAGCCGCAAATCCCCGCGTAGCCGCTGCTGATACTGCTGTCGGTCTGCGCGCCCGGTGTGCCGGTCGTTGAGCCATTCTTAGTTGGCGTCAGCGTCGTGCCGCTGACTGTCAGCTTCAGCACATCGTTGACTGCCACCGCGCTGCCGTTGGAACCTATCTGCGTCCAGGAACCAGACACCACCTTGAACAGGTAACTCGCCGTCGAGTCACCGTAGAATCCGTAGTAGGTGTTGGCGCTCGCGTGGCAACGCACCGCCGGTCCCATCGGCGTATCGCCGGAGATGGCCTTGACGGTCACCTGCGCGTACTGGTTGTTGGCGAAGGTGTCCGCGTTCCAGTGCGCGCACGTCTCGTTGCTCGACGTGTTGGACTTCACGTCGTCGGTCGCGCCCAGTACCTGGAACGCGCCGGCGTTGTTGGTCCAACTCGACGAGTAGGTGGTCAGCGCCTGGTCGGACGCGCTGGTGAAGGTGTCAGACGCGGGCAGGGCCATCTATATCTCCACGCCGCCGATGAGTATCGGCCCGCTCCACTGGTTGGCCATGACCTTCAATGCCTGGCGCAAGGTCATCGCCCCCGTGACGCCACTCGTGTCCCACCCAAAGGACTGCGCCACGGCCAACAGCGCGTTCCGCTGCGCCGCCGTCAGACTCCCTATAGTCGTGCCGAGGGTGATGCCGCTTTGGTAGACCCGCACCCCGTACCGCCCGTGCAGGCGTTGGGCGAATTGGAAGAGCCGCGCGCAATGCCGCACCGCCTCGCGCCATGTCGTGCCCGCCACAAGCCACTGGCCGGGGATGCCGAAGCCTTCCAGAGCGTTACGCGCCGCCGTCAGGCCCGCCGCGCCGATGCTGGCGTCAAGATTGGCGGGCACGCTGGCAAGGTCAGCGTTGGCGACCAGGGCCGCGTGCTGAGCATCGGTCACGTCGGCCACGACCAAGAACACCGGCTCCAGGCCGTAGTCCATCGCGCCCCACCACACCCCTGTTAGGTCCCAGAAATACTTGGGGGCGCGGCTGTTAGGCTTGTCGGATCGCGCCACAACGGGCGTCAGGTAGACACGTAGCGTCATGTCACCCCACAGAAAAAGCCCCTCGCGCCTGGCTTCTGCCAGGTCGAGGGGCGTCATGCGCTCGGTATACAGGGCTTAAGCCCGCTTGTCACCTATCATACCACAAATCGCCGCGCCCGTCTATGAATTAGAGGCCCCAACGCGCCCTGTCCAACGGCACGCTCCACGTGTGCGACTGATTACCCCAAGCCGAGTGCGCCTCGCCGGTGTGGGTTGCCAGGTCCAGCGCCGCCAGCAAGTAGCCCTGCCCCGTTAGCCGCTTGACGACTTCCATGTCCTCGCCCGGCATGATGCGCGGCAGCGGCGCGATCTTGGCCCAGTCGCGGGCGCGGAACGACCAACACGAGCCGGGCACGCTATCCCGCAGCAGCGCCCGCCCGCCCGCCGTGTCCAGGTAGCCGCGCACGGTGTTCCACGGCCAGCAGTCTTCCAGGAACAGGCAGGCGATGATGACTTCATCCGGCGCGTCTTGCCAGAAGGCCAGCAGCTTCTCCGCCCAGCCGTGCTTGTACTCGATGTCGTCGGCGGTGAAGAGGATAATGTCGCCGCCGCGTGCGATGGCGTCCTCGATGCCGCGTTCCATGCCGTACCATACCTGCGTATGGGTATCATCGACGATGCCGCCCAGCCGCTTTACCACGTCCTGCGTGCCGTCGGTGCTCCCGTTGGTGATGACGCGGACGCTCACCGGCACGCCGCCGTCCGTCAGGCTGAGGCACGTCCGCGCGAACATATCGGCGCGGCCGGTCGTGATGTGATTCCAGGTTAGAACGCTCGCGCAAATCTTCACGCTACACCTCACTCGTCTGTGGTATAATGATGCCGGGCCAGGAGGCTAGATGTCGCCGGCCGGTAGCCACTCCGACCGCCTGCCTAGCATCAGCAGCCGACCGCGAAAGGCTCCCTTCCTGGCCCATTCCTCACAGCCTGCTCCCTGGATAGAACACCTGCGCCATGTCCTGCCGGTGCTGCCACAGCCACGCGGGATAGTCCTGCTCCACCGGCTCGCGCACCCGAAACAGCACATCACGCCGCCCCGTT